GGACGTCAAAGCTCTTTGATAAGTTTCTAAGAACTTTTTGTAATGGATACTTCTAATTTTACGTAATTGTATATTTAGAAACTCTAAAATAGCTTCAATCTCTTGTAATTGATTAAACCTATGTTCAACTATTCCAGGTACCTTAGAAGCATTTTTTTCAATATTCCCAGTCAACCCACATTCTACTCTAGCTTCATCTAATTGGCTTTCGTAGAAAGTAATACATTCAGCAATCTTACCAAGATTAGATGTTACTTGGCCGTACCAACCTTGTGGCATCTACCACTCCTCTGATTCGTCATCATCACCACGATCTTCGTTGTCGTCATGATAATATTCATTTAGTGCCGCTTCTAAGAGTGCATCTGCATCTTTGATCTCTTGAATTTGTTGATCATCAATACTGTACTCATCAATTAACGACACATATGATCTTGCCGCATCTGGTTTATCTTTTGCTGGAATAAACTCTATTAACTTTTGCCAAGCTTCAAGTAGCATCTCCGCCTCCAATTGCATCGTCATCTGTTGCTCCTTCGGTTTCATTTGTAATTGTTGAATGTGAAGGTTCTTGATATTCAGCCATAACTAAATCTAACTTTTCGCCAGTCCAGTTCTTTCTATATTCAAGATGCTCTTTGCCCATTCTATCAACATACTTTAATCTATTTCCTTGTTTGACTAATATGCCTTTCTTTTCAAACAAATCAACAAGTCCACTGTATGGATCCATTCCGGATTCGTATGGAATCTTGACTTGAACTGCTTCAAAAGGTTTGTTAAATCTGGTTTTCATGACTTTACAACTTGCTCTAATACCACGAATCTCAGATATTTTATTACCATCTTCATCTTCTTTTAATTTTAGTTTTTTCATTGCAATAACAATACTACTTGCATATACAAAACCTTGTCCACCTGATACTTTATCATCTGGGTCAAACATATCTTGTGATGCATAAGTGTGATTAGTTGCTAATAAACCAATATTCAAACTACCAATTAAATTAACTGTATTTCTAATTAATGCTGTAAGTGATTTTGCTTTTCTACCTAAATCACCTTTCATGTCTCCTCTTTCAAATTGATCTCTGTCTGTTGGTGTTAGCAACATACCTAAAGAATCAATTACAAAAAGTACTTTTGGTCTTTCTTCTTGTGGTTTATCTTGATAATCTTTTTTATAACTGGTAATGAAATCACTTATAATCTTTGCAACATCATCAACCATTGCTACATTAATTCTTAGTAACTTATCATCTGAAGTATCTACTCCTAGATCTTGTAACCAAGTTTCGTGCAATGCGTTTTCTGAGTCTAATGCTACACAAAAGATTCCTTGTTTTTGTGCATTTCTAATAATATTACCTGATGCTATCAAACTTTTACCTGAGCCTGATTCACCCGCTAACATAGTTACCCTACCTAACGGAATACCTTTTTCAAAGTCTCCACTGATAAGATGATTTAAAGTATAATTTCCTGTAGAAATCCATGTATCTGGATCAGAATCAAATCCTACAGAAATACCTTGTATGCTTTTTGTTAAACTATTTCTAAATTTACTTACGTCGAACGGTCGTACCATTTTAATTCTCCTTGAGTAAGATGATGGTGCAAAAAAAATGCACCATCATACATTAACTTACTATTTGTTTGCTTGTCTACTTCTTATCATTGACAAAATATCGTCAGCGGATACTTTGCTAGAAGTCGAGTCAGTAGCTGATGCCGTTACTGTTTCGGCTACTTCTACTTTTGCAGGTTCAGGAGTATTTGATACTACTGGTGCTTGAGTTTCTACTACTGGTGTAGCTGTTACTGGCGCCGGTGCTACTGGTGTAGCTGTCGCAGTTGCAGTTACTGGTGCAGGTGCAGTTGCAGTTGCCGGAGCAGTTGCAGTTGCTGGTGCACTGTTAGTAGAAGCAGAAGTCTGTAATCCAGCTGGTTTATAATATTGACCAAACCTTTCTGGATCATATAGTTCTCCATCAACTGATGCTTTAAACATCTCTTGAATAATCTTTTGTTCTTCTTGAGATGGTTTCTTAGGCATATAGTCACTTAAATTATGTAAACCATATTGATCAATTGCTGATCTTTCTGATTCGCCAATTGACCTTGCTTTGAAACTCCAAGTTGATGTTGAATAATCAGCATACCCACCTTTTTGAGTTTTCGTTAATTTGAAATCTCTTCCTGATTCTACATCAGTTGGTAGATCTTCCATATCTGGATTCATTAATGCTGATCTAATAATATTAAAGATTGAAGGATTAATCACAAATCTTCTAATTGGGTTTTCTGGAGTAGTGTCCTCATCTAATGTTGAGTTAACTACAAAACCATTAAAAATATAAGAACGTTTCTTCCAATATTTTCTTCCCATGTCTTCAAGTGATTTATCTTTAAACCAAGTTCTTACTTCCGCTAGTACTTGACATGGTTCGTTCCACATTTCCATACACGGTACTTGTACAAGAGTTGGTTTAGTATCTGCTTGACCTTTGATACCTGGAAAAGGTAATTTGATCATTGCTCTTTCTACCCAGAAAAAAGTATTATTTTTATCTGCATCTGGTAAAAATCTTAGTGTTGATGTTGTGCCTTCTGGAATATTCCAGAATGGATAAATTGCATTATCCCCTGTAGATCCTCTAGATGAGGATTTGTTTTCTTGTTCCGCCAGTTTCGCACGGATTTCTGCTAGTGTTGCCATAGTTTTATCTCCTTGTTAGGTCTTGTGCCTTTATTAGCCTATGTTGTTGCCTGTTAATGTTTAATATTTTTAACATTAAACACTAGTATATTTAGTTTTTAGATAAAAGTCAAGTCTTTTTTTGGAGAGATTGAAAACTTTTTAGTTCACATCAATTACTGCAACTGTAAACAGTTGATATTTGTAGCTAGTGGTATGGGTGTTTCTTAGCTTTGTCTGTAATTAATCAAGTCTTGCATTCTTGCAACAACTTCATTTTTGTCTTCACTCATTGCTTTTTTAATAGCTTTGTCTTTTGAAGCCATATAATCAGCTGAGTCTACATCGCCATCACCATCATGGTCTTTACCTTTAGTTTCTTCAAGTCCTGCATTTCTTTTTAGAATTGACAGTTCAGCATCTTCTTCAACCGGCTCTTCTTTTTTGCCTTTTTTAGCATCTAGCATTTTTTGGAAAGCGGCCTTTTGTGCTGGACTTTGTCCTTCTGGTAAATCATATGGTTCTTGATAATCTTCGTAATCTGGGTCATTTTCTTTTTCCCAAATGTCAGCGTATGACTCGCCATGCTTTTTAATAAATTCGTCTTTTGACATTTCTCTAGCGTCTTCTTCCATGTCCATAACCCATGATTTAACTCTAGCTTCTTTAAGACCCATTTTTTTAGCGGCGTCATCTAATTCTGCTTTTTTACGCATTAATTCTTTTTTAAGATCTTCATCTCCATGTGTGTTTGGATTCATTTGAATATCTTGTAGTGCTTTTTTCTTAGCCATGTAATCTTCTTTGTCTTTGATGTCTGTATCATGATTATCTTCAACTACTACGTCAGTTCCTGTTAGTCTGTTTAAAGCTTCTTCTAATTGACTAAACTCTGGTAGTTCTGAATTTGTTGCTTCTGCTTTTGCAACTGGCTTAGGTTCTTGAATTTTTTTAAGTATTGAATTGATTACTCTTATGTCTGTATTTCTTTCGTCTTTTGAAGACCAACCTTCTGGATCATTTCCTGAAAACTTATCACTCATTCTTGCAAGGTAAACTGATATTTCATCGTCATGTGCTCTAGCGGCCAAGTCACTTAATCTAAATGCAATTCTGGCATCTTTGTCTCTAAACTGTGTAACCTTTGCTGGATCAAATTCTGATTGAGAAGCATTTCTTTGATGCATCATTACTGGTGCTGTTAACTTTTGTGATACAACATCTCTTAGATTTGCTGTAGTGTTCATTTTATCTTGATCATTTTCCATAGTTGTGTCCATTTCTTCTGTAACCTTATTACTATTTAACCGATAAGTGTAATTTTTGGGCTTTATCTCTCTGCCAAATTCTCTTAAATCGAAGTCTAAAAGGTTATCTTTTGCTAGATTTTTTAATGATTTAAGTAAATCAGATAAAACTGCTATGTTTTCTGGGCCTTTATGCACTTTTAATTCTTGATTCTTATCGTCTAAATTAACCATTAAGTTAGGATCTGCTACATAAAAAAATCTTGATTGTTCTGGGTTTGATAGTTCTTTTCCATCTTGTGCATCAAACATCTGAATGTTTAACCCAGATCCTTTGAGTACTTTAAATACTTTTTCTGCAACTGATGAATAATTTACTGCCATGCTATTATTTACCATTGATTATATAATCATTGGCATTGGTGTGGTGTTGTCTTGATCAGGATCACCTTCATCTCCTAAACTTTGCTCAAATATAGGATCATACTTGGCCAAATATGCTACTATTCTACAACAAAGCAATGTTGCTGATACTAGGTCATCATTTTCACCTATCTTAGCAGAAAAAGAATTACCTCTAGCTACATATAATTTTAATTCTCTAATTAAATTTCTACTGTTAAGTGTCATTTTTCCAGTTTCAATATAATGTTTTAGTTTACTACAAGCTGTTATTTTTGCTTTGTGTGTTGTGTTATAACCTTTACGTTTGTGTACATCTCTTCTTTGTTGTCCTGCACGTCTAGGTTCATGTAAAAAAAATCCAGGAAATCTAGATTCATCCATTTCTTCAATGGCTACAATGGCTCCTTCACCAAGTGCATTATTTTCAACTGTCCAATATATTTCAGGCTGTGGTGAGCCTTGCTCTTTTAGACTGCTGTCTAGTTCTTTAAGTATTCCTAATAATGCTCTACATTGTCCTTGTATAGAAGTTTTATTATGTTGCCATTCTGCAACTTGTTTCAATTCAGGTACACTGTAGACTTGTATTGCTGAGAAGTCACCACCTGTACCTAAACTTGGATCAAGTGCCGCCACGTATGTTTGACCTTTTTTAGGTTTTTCATACCAACGTACTTGTCCTGTTTTATATATAGGATCTTTACCTGCCAACGTAACTAATTTCAATCCATCAATTAATGTTTCATCAAATGCAATAAATTCACAGTCATGTTCACGTCTAAATCTTTCTTCACCAATTCTTGCTCTTTCGTCTTTGGCCCATTTTTCATCTCTGTCAGGATGTTCACTCCAATGAACGCCAATTGCTTTGAAACCATTTATACCAGTGCCATCTCTAGATGGTTGACCAAATTCATCAACACGTTTGTTTGCACCTCTCCATAGTCCTGCAAAAACATCATCATCGTTGTTTGGTGTTGATGTGATAATACATTTACCACCTGTTGACAATGTAGGAGATAAAGAAGTCCAAAACTCATTAGCTTTTGTTTGTGGTTCAACAAATGCAAACTCATCCATGTATACTAATGATATGGACATACCTCTACCAGTTGTTTCTGTAGTTGTTTGTGCTATGATTCTAGATCCGTTATCAAAATCCATTGATCCTTTGTTGTAACTTGTTACTCCACATCTAATATAATCTGGTGTTTCTTCGTACGCAAATCTTACACGTTGCATAATATCTTGAGCACCTTGATATTTGTGTGCCGCAATTAATATTAATAC